ATAGGAATGAACCGCAAAGTCTTGCCAAGCAGCTTGCATAGAGCCAATGAGATCAAACACCCAGTAGGTAAACAAAAAGACATTCAAAACTTGCGTGATTTAGAGCTAAAAGACAAAGTAATCTGGCTCCAACCCCTATCCGCAAGCAAAAAAGCCACCAATCTGTGTATAGAAACAGCCATCGAAAATAACTGGAATGTTTCGATACAGACCCATAAATTCGTTGGAATCCGGTAATTTTTACCGCCTTTTAACGAGAGAATAAGAAAATGGCTGGACGACCACCCTATGTGCCCGATGAAAAGACTCGCTTCAGAGTAGGAATAGAAGCGGCCTGTGGATTACCTCATGAACAAATTGCAGAGCGGGTAATCAACCCTCAGACCAAAGCGCCCATAACGGCTAAGACCCTCCGCAAAGCCTTTGCCCAAGAGTTAGCGCAAGGAACAGCAACCGCAAACGCTATGGTGGCTCAAAACTTATTTAAGTTTGCTACCGGCAAAGGACCCCAAGCCGTCAATGCGGCTAAGTTTTGGCTTCAAACCAAGGGCGGCTGGAAAATAGCCAAAGACGAGATAGAAAATGGCGAACTGGTTGTGCGTGTGCATAACATGCTCGAATAATGGCAGACATTCTTATACCGAAGTTGCACTCTGGGCAGCAAAAAATATGGGATAACCGCTCGCAGTTCAACATCGTGTGCTGTGGGCGGCGGTTCGGTAAAACCAAACTAATGGTGGCAATCAGCGCCAGCGCCAGCACTAAAGGGTTAAAAACAGGACTTTTTACGCCCGAACACAAACAGTTGGCTGAACCTTACTCAGAACTGGAAGAAATCCTCAATCCAATCATTAAGCGTAGTAGCAAGACCGCAGGGGAAATACGTTTAAAGACCAGAGGTCTATTAGACTTTTGGGCGGTAAACGATAACGAACTTGCTGGTCGTGGTCGTGAATATCACGTTGGAAGCATGGATGAAGCGGCTTTCGGCAAAGATAAACAGCTCTTGGAAATCTGGCGGCGATCAATTAAGCCCACATTGCTGACCACCAGAGGGTCTTTTTGGCTATTTAGCACACCTAACGGCATTAACCAAGACAATTTTTTCTACCAAGCGTGGCATGACCCAGAACTTGGATTCAAGCAGTTTCATGCCCCAACAGCTAACAACCCATACGTCCCACTAGATGAATTAGAAAAAGAACGGCTTACCGCTCACCCGCTTGTTTGGAAGCAAGAATTTTTAGCTGAGTTCGTTAGTTGGGATTCCGCTACGTTCTTTAAACTGGATTATTTCCTTGACAATGGATTGCCAGTTGGTTACCCAACAAAATGCGATGCGGTGTTTGCGGTATTGGATTGCGCCGCCAAATCAGGAACAAACAATGATGCAACAGGCGTTGTTTACTTTGCTGTAAGCCTTTTCCATGGTTTTGCACTGACCATTCTCGATTACGAAATGCACAGTATCGATGCGGCAATGCTTGAATTCTTAGCCCCTGTGGTCTTAGAAAAGTGCGAATCTTTAGCCAAAGAGTGCAACGCCCGTAATGGAAGTATGGGTGCGATGGTAGAAGATGCTGCTGGCGGCATTGTTTTACTCCAGCAAGCTCGGGCAAAGGGATGGGATATGAGAGCTATTCCATCCGCTCTTATGGCTAAAGGCAAGGATGAAAGAGCGATGATTGCAGGTGGTCCCGCTTACCAAGGCCTGTGCAAATTAAGCAGACACGCATTTGACAAGACAGTAGAATGGAAAGGTCGCACCCAAAACCACTTGATTCATCAACTAACCACGTTCAGAATCGGGGATAAGGAAGCGTACCGCAGGGCTGACGATTTGTTAGATTGCGTAACTTATGGAATCGCCTTAACCCTTTCCGATCAACGTGCTTTATAAGACAATCACGCCATGAGCTACATATCAATCAACGCCACAGGTCTTACCAACCCTTTGCAAGAAATTTTGATGGCTGATAATGTCCAAGCCGGTGACAGTATCAGCTACGAACTTTGCAAGCTGCTATGGGAATATCATCCTCTGGCAGGAAAAATCATCGAAAAGCCTGTCCGCTTGGCTCTTTCCAAAGAACGGACAATTACCATTGACAGCGCAATTGAGGAAGAAGTTGTCAAAGCGTTTAAGTCGGAATGGAATAACTTAGGCGTAACCAACCACATTCGTGACGTAATGTTTCTGTCTCGTGTGTATGGTGCAGCAAGTATCGTTTACGGTGCACCTGACATTCCAACTGACCAGCCCATTGACCCTTGGGTGTTGGCAGAACTGCCTAACCTCTATTTCAATCAATTAGACCCGCTCAATTTGGCTGGTTCTATTGTTACCAATCAAAACCCTAATTCGCCTGACTTTCAAAAGCCTTTGCCGTTTCCAACTGCGGCAGGTCAGCCTTACCACCCAAGTAGGGCTTGCACCATTTTCTGTGGCACGCCCATTTACTTGAGCTTCCAAAGTTCATCTTTCAGCTTTTCTGGTCGTAGCTTATTCCTCCGTGCCCTTTATCCGCTTAAGTCATTTATTCAAACAATGACTGTGGATGACTTGGTAAGCCTTAAAGCCGGGGTAGTCATTGCCAAAATTCAACAGCCCGGAAGCGTATTGACCAATCTGATGAGCAAAGCAGCTGGTATCAAACGCCAACTGTTACAGGAAGCCCAAACAGGCAACGTCTTGTCAATTCAGCCGGATGAAGAAATTTCATCAATTGATCTGAATAACACCGACAAAGCAATGACGGTAGCTCGGGATAACATCATTGCCAACATTGCTGCCGCAACAGATGTCCCTGCTTTGATGCTTAAAGACGAAGCATTTACCAAAGGATTCGGTGAAGGCACAGAAGACACCAAGGCCGTGGTGCAATACATTGATGGTCTGCGTCAAGATATGGATCCGCTTTTTCGCTATTTCGACAAAATTGTCATGCACCGCGCATGGAATAAGTCGTTTTACGAAGGCATGGTTGCCAAGTATCCCGAAGCATTTGAAGGCAAAAATTACAATGCTTTCTTTTACGAATTGACAGAGAGTTTTCAAGCCGATTGGCCTAGCTTAATGGAAGAACCAGCCAGCGAGCGGGTTAAAACAGACGAAGTTAAGCTAAGAGGCATTACTGAAATTCTCCGCACATTCTTGCCGGTCATTGACCCCGAAAACAGGGCTCGTATGCTCAAATGGGCAGAAGATAATTTGAACCAAATGCCAGATACATTCCAAAGCGAATTGATGTTGGATATGGATGCAATTGCGGACTATGAGCCTCCAACGCCCATGGAAGAGCCTAAAGAACCTCCATCTAGGAGTTAATTATGTTTTTTAAAAACATACACACAAATAGTTTTGTATTTGTAGTTGGTGATTTAACCAAAGATTACTTGAAAGACCGCAATTACCGTATTGCTAGTGATGCCGAGTTTAAAGAATCAGAACACCCTCGTGATGAAGATGGGAAATTTACCAGTGACGGTGGGTCTAATACTGTAAGCGTAACACAAACATCAAAGAACTTTGGTGTTACTCAGTCCTACACACCGACCGAAAAGAGTTCCATTAAAGAGTATCAGAGCGGCTCTTACAACAGCGAAGTTGGCGGTTATTCGGCTATTCAAAGCTACTTAAAGACGGGTGAAGTTAACTCACAATTATGGAACGAAGAAAAAGGGAAGCAAATTGTTAAGGAAATAGAAAATGCTTTTAACAAATCTCGAACCACAGAAGATCAAACTGTTTACCGAGGAATGAGGCTTGAGAAAGGCAAAGGTCAAGAATTTTTGTCACTCAAACCCGGTGATGTTTTTGCCGAAAAAGGCATCACATCCACAACATCAAGCACAAAAATTAGAAGCAAATTCACACAAAAATTGAATCGCAGTGACACGCCGGTCGAAATTGAAATCAAAGTACCTAAAAATTCTAAGGCCATTGATGTTGGCAATTTAACAGGGGACAATCATGAAAAAGAAGTGGCATTGGGCCCCAACACTAAATTCAAAGTAATTTCAAACAAAAAACG